ACTTGTTCAAGTGTGGACAAACGCTCGACAACATCAGATACGTCCACCTGTCTTGCCGGCACCGAGGACTTCGCAGTCTCCAGTTCCTTTTGCAGTTCAGACAAACGTGACTTTTGCGCTTCCAGTTCAGCTTGAGCGGCCTTCTTCGCAGCAACTAACTTGTTGATGCGCTTCTGTACGCCTTTGCTTAACGAACTTTCTTCAGCTTCAGCTTCTTCTTCAATGGGCTGATCGGCTTCCACCTGTGCTTCAGCTTCCGAGTCCACAATTGGCTCTTCAGTCTCTGCTTCAGGTTCTGCCTGCTCCTGTTTGGCGGGAGTCGCCTCCTTCTCGTCAAGGAAACCAGACTTGAGCAGGTCACTAAGACTTTGCTGGTCTAGCAAACCGAGTTTTGATGCAACGGGTGTACTGCCTGCCTCCTGACTCCCGGCGTCAGGCTGTGATTGTGTTTCGTTCATGCTAATAGGTAGCAAGTCCTTATTTAATCAAACCAGTAACGCTGGTTAGCCCGCTTTTAGCGTTATGCCAAATCTTCGTTTGTTGTCAAGCCGTTTAATTCTCTAGCTTGTTTTCTTAATTCAATAAGTGTGCTTAAAAGTAGATTAATTCCGTCAGCTTGCCCTGCTGCATGTATTCTATCTTCTCCTTTGCAGTCTTTACTTATAGCAAGCATCCAATGTTGCTCCTGTAACTGCTCAATAACTTTTAACACTTCGCTCCAGACGGAGTTCTTCCCTGAAAAGCCAAAGGCGTCCTTTTGATTTTCCGTCATTGTTGAGATACAGGAGTTACACCAATCCGGCCAACCTGCGCGTTTTGTTGTTGCATAACAGACATCTGAAGGCTCTTAACGTAGTTCTCAAAGAGCGCTCGGAAGTTCTCGTCCTGCTGGAGAGCAGCCTGCGCTTTTGGGTTGGACTGCATCACCTGCTGCGCGTATTGCAGCTTGGTCTGTGCAGCCGGGTCGTTCTCTTGGTAGAGCGCCTCGTTGCCGAGCAGCATGTTGCCAATGTCACTCTGCACACCCTTGAACATCTGCACGCTGGCCTGCTGTTGGTTGACGATAAGCTCGCTTGCCATTTCAGGCGCGATCGCTTGGATCATCATCTCGGTCAGCCGTGTTCTGTTTAACACACCACCAGTGTCCAACTGAGCAACCTTCGTGAGGAAGTCAATCTTCTGTGCGATGTACTCTTTGTCCATGTCCATCACGTCAAAGCGGACGTTAAGGTCAAACTCGTTGTGTATCTCAGACATGGTCTGCGGCAACTGCCCGCCAGTGACACGCATGATCTCCTCTGGACTCATGTACTGGCAGCACAGAGCAAACATCTGCCGGTAGATACTCCGCCAGCTAAGCAGCCAGCTATTGACGAGCAACTGCTGGAGCATCTGCGTCTTGGCTGGAGGCACCACTGGATTGATCGTGCCAAAGTAAGCGGCGTGGTTGGCCTCAACGCGGTTGATCAAGTTGAACGCCACCGTGGGCTCGCGTGCCGGCGGCTCCATGAAGCTGTAGTCCGTTGGACTTACGACAGGGAGCTGTACTCCTGGGCCCACCTTGTTGATGGCACCAATTCGTTTGACGACTTTGATGGGAGGTAGAGTCGAGAAGGCAGTGTGATCCCGAATGGAATCGTGCTGCGCCTTGATCTCGTCTTGATCAGTGACAGCCAGTTCGGGTATACCACGAGTATCAGTAATAGCGCGGCGCAACTGTTCACGACGGAATTCCACAAACGGGTATTCGCCATGAGCGTAATCAAGTCGCTGATGAATAGCCCACGAGGCTGCATCTTCTTTTCGATTGGACGCGGCTTGCGGACAAAAAACGGTGAAGTAGATGGCGGGAGCTTTTCCGTCGAGACTCTTCGTGTAAGCATAAACAACCTCCACCATGTTCATGTAGTTTACGCCGTTGTAAACCAACATGGTCGTTGTCGGCAGCAGGTTGATGTTGTAGAACGTGCTGCTCTTGCCGATCTGTTGCAGCGCACGCTCAACCCAAGCCGGATCCCAGCCTTCCGTAGTGATCTTCTCACGCAACTCAACCTCGGACATCCATGTCCTACGGTAAATGACCCGTGATCGCTGCAAGTCAGCCGTCTCTGGTGGAACGATGATCTCATCCCAAGGCTTAAGCGCAACGATCTCGGGAAGGTTCCGGCTGACGTACTCTTGGTCATACGTCGCACGTCCAGTCGTAGCCATCTCGTTAACCATGCGCTTGGCGTTGTCAGCGTCAAGGTCAGGAATCGCCGCTTGAATGATCGCAGCAGCCTGGTCGGGGGCGTCGAGGATCATCTGTGGCAACTCAGCCAAGACTGACCCTTGTGCCTGCGCGGCCATCTGGAAGAGTTCTTCAGCGGTGATCTCCTGTGTGCGCTTGCTGATGCTCTGCTGCCAGCCTACGAAGAATGCGCTCCAACCGTACTGCAAAGCGTACTGAGCGCCAAGCTCAGCTTCCTTGCGCAACTCCTGCGGCATCTTAGAGTCGCGAATCCAGTGCAAAAGGTTCGTCGCAATGCCGCTCATCGGCGCATCGTCGAGTGTAACGCCGGATGCTCTAATGGTTGCACGCTGAAAGGCTGTGACTAGTAGCGCGGAGAGTTCGTTGCAGGACGAGTCGATGAGGCGGTTGCGAACGTCGCTCGCACCTTCAAACGGCCATGCCGGGCTACCCTCGGGGCGGGCTGTACTGTGCTTTTTGCCGTCATCAGTCTGTCCGGCCCAGCGAGCAAAGCGGATGTTATCAAACTTAGTCACCAAGTTGCCCTGTGACGAGTTAATCATTGAGCGGTTGTACTCGCTCAATAGCTCGCCAATGTCAGGCGTATCAGAAGCAATAGCTAAAGGATCAACTGGCGATATCATATTTAATAACTTCCGGTCATAGACATTCGTTTAGATTGCTTTTCCCAATCCAAGCCGCCAAAGTATTGCGGCTGCATCACAACCATATACCCTAAAGCGTCGATAGGATCTTTACTAGCACCTTTTTGTCCATCTTGTCCAGTCCATTCCTTTAAACTATAAATCAAGTTCTGGCAAGACTCATGTACCATTAGTTTTGGGTGGTTTTCACCTTTTACCATTGGTTTTTCTCTATCCCATGACAAAAGATCATTGATTAATAGCACTCGCTCCTCAATTGGCAGGCCTGCCGCAGGCGTAAAGATGAGTGGATTGTCAGCCTGACTGAGCAGGTCAAGTACAGTGACGCCGCCGTCCTTGGTGATCGTCTCTGTGCCGGCAGTCCTTGGGTCAATCCAACGATCCACGATCATCTCGCGCTTATCCCCGGCAGTCTCCAAGCTCCAGATAAGCTCAGTGTACTCGTTAACCCCGCGGCCTGCTCCCGCTTTCTGTGCCGGGCCAGCTCGTCCGTCAGCCTTGTCACTAGGCAGCGCCCATTCCCCGTAGCTTTGGTCGGGCCATTCACGGTAGACCCACAGTATACCGTGCTTGTCTGCCCTAGCCCAGAGCATAAACCAGTTCCGCGCCCCAGCCGGATCGACAGCCATATAGTTGCTCCCGTCAGGAATAACGTCCTCCGCGTCACCTTTCCACAGGTTATGGTCACCAAACATAGGGAACTCGGAACCAGCCGTCTGATCTGCCCAACCGTAAGCGCGGATTTTAATGTCATGGCTAGAGCGCCCCGAAAGCTCCTGCTTCATCCGTTCCCAGTTGTTGTACGGGTTGAGTTCCGTATGATACCAGATGCAGGCATGCCGGCCATACAGGTTCTCCGCCATATAGGGCATCTCACCCTTGGGGACGGTTAGAACATTGTTATTGGGTAAAAGTGGAGATTTGCGGGTAGCCGTTACCTTGGCGCTATTGATGTACTCCTTCACGACCTGAGTGTAGCCTTGCACCGGGGTAAAGGTGACAATCAGCTTACCCGAGCGGGTGACCAGACGGTAGCGCAGCGTCTCCAGCCAGTTCTGCGGGACAAGTTCGTCACACCAGACGTAGTCCACCTCACCACCTTCAACGACCTTAATGTCCTGGGCGTAGTTGAGGAACCAGATCTGGTTGCCCATGTACACCGCGGTATTGTCACTAAAGCCGTTCTTCTGGCTAAAACTAATCTGTGTATGATTAGTACGTTTGATGTTCCGTATCTCAGGCGGCAGGTACTTGTAGAAGACGTTCTGTTGGGCGGACACACTGGTCATGTGGGTCGTGTGCAGGCACCAGATGCGGATGTTACGTTTCCCGTGACGTTCCTTGATCCAGCCGGGTGTATGGCCGTTGAGGTCAGTGCCGATGAAAGCTTCAGCCATACGCTTGGCGGCGAACTCAGTCTTACCGGAGCGGTTCCCCCCAAGGACGACTAGCTCATTATAGCGGTCTAGCAGCTTATCTGCATCGGGCCAGTGCGGCAGCTCGTGGCCATAGCGCATCGGATCGTTCTGCTCCGCCTTAATCTTGTTCTCCCGCATCAGGAAGAGATCAAGTACCTTCTCTGGGCCAATGTTCTCAATCATCTCCAGGCGCTGCCGCTTGTTGGGTGCCGGGAGCGTAGGATGTTCCTCCAGCTTATAGGCTAGAACTTTCTCAATAATTTCCTGATTTTCTTCATTCATAGTGTTGACGTTTTCCCTACGATGCTCTATATTCCCTGTGTCGTCAAATAACGACCGTGTACCTTCTGCGCCACCTGAAACATCGGACGCACGAGCGACTAAATGGTTCCAGCCATCCCTCTTGGGCTGGATTAAACATCTGCTTCGGTCTCAAAGTTGCAGAGTGCTGACAGTCACGCCTACGAGAAGGGCAAGAGTTTCCCGAACGGGTAGCCATCACTCATGACTGTAATTGCGAAACGAACGACGACACTTATACGGATCGTTGATCTCATTTTTGTATAGTACTCCCCCAAGATAGGCAGTAATGCTGAGTCTTGGGGGTACTATGCTCACTCGCAACTCTCCTTGCCGGATTGTTTGTCTCCTCCGGTGAGCAGCGTTAGCTGCGAGAGTGAGCATCTGGGCGAAGCCTAGTGCGAACGGCAACACGAAGCAAGAGTAAGAGAAGATCACTAGAGAAGGGGAATATCACTAGTGAGTAAGAACTTAATCACTGAGTAAGCACTCAGCTTAAGAACAGATAATCCACAGTATCGCCAACTCAAACGTGTTAAGCTGCATCTCTTGCGCGTTCACCAGGCTTAAGCACCACTTAAGCGCGATATGGAGAACATAACCTGCGCTTAATGCGAACATAAGCGACTTAAGCTTACTCTTAAGCTTATCGACTTGTTCATATACCGCTAACTTGTCCTTAAGCGTCATCTTATGCATAGCGTCTTGTTCTTAACCCAAATTTGTTGACCCTGCCGAAAGTTGACCCCCTTCATCCCCACAAACACCATATCCTCCACGTCCGTCCTTACCCACCGCTTGTTGGGATACAAGTACACGATCTTCTGTTGCGTACTCTCGTTGTGTATCGGTATGTAGCGAGGTTCCGTAACCATCTCGGTAACTTCACCGATATGCTCGCTCGCCGGCTGCTCCTGCGTATCAACGTCAGCGCATGCGATGCCTATCGTTTCGGCCACTTCACCGGGCAGCGTACCATCCAAGAGGTCACTACGATAGATGCGCTTAAAGCTCTTGAAGCACTTACGCTCGATGTAGTCCTCCCCGAGCTTGTATGACGTAGGCCGATACGCGGGGCCCAGGTGCTGCTTAACCGTCTTTTCGCTTAGTGTGTACTTGGTCATAGTACTAACGACGGTACACCACCACGGTGTAGCATGCAAGAAAGGGAAAGGCAGCGCAAGCTTACGCCCAACAAGGGCCAGCTAACCGGGTCGCCCGCTCGACGCGCCTCCCCACAGAAACACGTCTATTGCACCCAGCGGCACAACGTGTACACACGCTGCCATGCGCACGGTAGGGCAAGCTACAGGTGTAGGGCAAGAAGAAAGCCCGCTACGCTCCTCTAGGCGCAACGGGCCTTGTGTGGCTAGCGTGCGCCCCAGAAGGGAAACACGGAAGCCAAGGTGTCTTGGCGGACGTAGGGGAATGTAGCATGGCGACGGTGATGCGCAAGCGCGAAGGGGGCCAGTTGGCGCAAAAAAATCTGAGGGGGGTATGCGTCGCCGTTGCCGTCGTAATAACAGGTCGAACCCCCTCCCCCCCTGTCGCCGGTTTCTCAGAGTAGAATCGCCATTCCATATGACGTGTGTTGTAAACTGTTATTGGCAAGGCGCTGCGGCGCAACAGCTTGCAAGGGCCGTCCAAACGGCAGGTGTAGGGAGCGCTGGAATGGTGCTCGGTGGGGTCGCTTGTGGCGTGCCGATGGGACGCACGGCGGGCGCCGCGGGGCGCGGGCGCGGGCGCGCGGTCGTTCAATGTGGCGTGGAGGTCGTAACGCATTTTAATCCCTACTAAACTAGTCGGGTATTCACCCGCTGCTCTCACCCGCTGCTCTCACCGCACGCACGCACGCACGCATTCTATTGCCAGGCACATCGCTTTTCTTTGCCTGTCGTATCTTTTGTGTTGCGTACGTATGCGCGGTGCCGTACTTTTGCACCCGTATGAAAACACTAAACACCATCGGATCCGCTCTTGAAGCCTTAGCCTATACTGTTATCGCCGTACCGTTTATCGGCCTAATCGCCGCCGTGATTTACGGCCTCGCAAAGCACACCTTGCACCTTCTTTAACCCCAACCCAACCCAACCCATGAACACTCACGAAATGAACAGCTTAGAGTTCGCGGCATACGTCCGCTTTGCGCTCTTCCTCCTAATGGGAGGATGCGCAATCATCCTCGCATGTATCGGCGCGTCAATACATTCCGACTGGCGCAAAGCAAACCGCAAGTAAACCAACACAAACGCAACATACTACAAAAAAACATATGCAACTTACTCTATCACAACCCTCTAAAATGCCATGCCAAGGCTGGAGCGTCCCTGCTCTCGCTTGCAAAACCGGATCGAAGCTCGCTCAAGTGGAAGGCTCCGTTTGCCATGGCTGTTACGCGCTATCGGGCTTTTACCGCATGCCTAACGTCCAACGCGCCTTGCAGCAAAGGCTTGCCCTTATGGACTCGCCCCAATGGGTTCCTGCTATGATTGAGAAGATCCGCGCCACCGAAAAGAGCGGATACTTCCGTTTTTTCGACAGCGGCGATCTTCAAAGCTTGAAAACGCTCAAGGCCATCGTTCGCATCGCTATAGCATTGCCTGACATTCAGTTTTGGCTCCCCACTAAGGAGTATGGCATCGTTTCCGAGTACTTCGAGCTATACGGATCTTTCCCTAGCAACCTCACGGTGCGATTAAGCGCATATATGGTCGACAAGGCAGGCCCAAACTCGCTTGCACAGCATATGGGGCTCACCACTAGCGAGGTCTCCTCCACAAGCGGCGATTGCCCAGCTCCTGCGCAAAACAACAAATGCGGCGATTGTCGCCGATGCTGGGACAAGGACGTCCAAACTGTCACCTATCGCTTGCACTAATGAAAACCGCTCTTTATTCCATCGTTTCACGCTGCAGCGTAGCAGACTCACACCGGGAGGTGCTCGAGTACGTTATCAGCCGCTTAAAGCCGTCTTATTGGCAAGCTCAACCGCTTTCCTTTCGCGTTCAATTCGCGCGTGCTTGTCGCGAGTTACACGCCGAAAACCGCCGTTTATACCGTGACGTCATGAGAGGCATGCTCTAATTCACAGCCAAGAAAGCGCCCCTAGGTTGCGCGCCTAGGGGCTTTCCTTTGCTTTTGCGCTTCCTTTAACCTTCACAGCTTCAGTCTTTTCGGCTCTTTTTGGTGTGATTCACCCCCACTTTTGACGCTTTTTCACACCCATATTCGCGCCTAAGCCCGCATCGCGCCTTGCCCAGGCCGGTTTCGGCTTTCGAATCCCCAGGCTAAAAACCTTTTTTGAAATTTGAATTTAGAAAACCAATTTTGATTTTCAATTCACCAATACCATTTTGATTTTGAAGTCTGGAATCAGCAAACCAAATTTGATTTCAGATAAGCAAAACCAAAACCAAAACACACATATGACAATCCTAAACCTACTCCCATACGTCAAAGAAACCCGCCGCTTTGGCGTCACTTACGTCCACTCTGCCGTGCGTGCTGCCGTGCATGGCTGGGACGGCCTCTGTGGCACCCTGGACGGTCGCCCCGTGCGCGTCACTTACTGCGGTTGGGGTCGCAGCCTGCAAACGGCTCGCGGCCACAAGTACAAGGCCCACCTCAGGTACGTCGATACGGACAAGCCAGTGCCCAGCAAGCTGATTGACCGGGTGCAACCTGCGCCGCTTTGTGCCCATTGCTCCGGCAGCGCCTCGGCAACCGCTCTTATCACGGGCTGCACCTGTGGCATGTCAGATGCCGAATTCAATCAAATGTGGAGTGCAATTGTGGACTAATTCCGCCCCAACCCTCGTACTTCCCTAGCAACCTGGCGCAAGCTCTGGAGCAACACCCGGAGCCTCTGCGCCAGTGCCGTCTCACGCCGATGCGCCACCTCGTACATGGCCCGCCACTTCGCAGCTTCACTCGCGTAGAACTCCGCTTCCTCCTCTAGCGCTTCGCAGTCTTCGCACATAGTTCGCTCTCAAGGCGCGCGATCCGGACGTGCTGCGCTTGGATGACGCGCCAATACCGCTCGGTAAGATCGCGCAGGTCCAGAACCTCGTTGGCCAAATCAATCCCGCTCGGTAAAACCAAATTTGAATTTTGATTTTCGCAGGGCAAATTTGAAATGGCAGGGCAAATTTGAATTTCAGATTCTCCCTGCAAATTCGGAGTTGGAGTCGCCATTTTCCACCCCAATCTGGCAAGAGCGTCACTCGTTTTCAATCGTTCCAGCATATACTCAGCGTGTAGATCCTGTGGATGCATCACGCAAATGTCAGTTGCAGCTTATCCTTGGCCTGCTTGCATGTAAACGGCGTCAGTAACTCTTGTGTTGGTGCAGGCTTTTGCCTGGCCCACTGCTCTAAACCTAGCGTCTGGGTCTTATCGCCCCGGTTCCAGCCTGTGCCGTCACAGCTTTCCACGCCAATCGACTCTAGCCAGTCTAGCTTAGTGGGGCTATTCACCCGCAGCACATGCACCCGTGGAAACGCCTTTGCCCACATTTCGACTGTCGCCCACTTCCACTCTGTCGTGCCACCAACGCAAATGACATCCGGCTTAAGCGCCAGCGCATCTTCCATAGTCATCCCGTCCTGTACAGCCAACGCCTTTGGAAATGGCACTTCACCTTTAAACTGATGCCACCGTTCAATGGTCTTTGCCCCGTCACCAATCCAATCCGGCACAATAGCCCACAGTGGCTTCTGTTGCTGGGAGCTGGCCCAGAATAGCATCCTTCGCCATGCATTCACATCCCACTCAGGTTCGTTCCATGTATTGTTCGCCATGTCCCACGCAGCAAAAGCACCGTTGTCGAGCGCATACGGAAACCACGGCCAAGGCCCACGTTCTGCCCCTGGACTAAACAAATGACCAATTCGACCTGTCTCCCTAGCAAGACAATGCCAGAACCAACCCGTCGCATTTGCCGGCATTACTCGCATACTTCCTCCGATGCTTTCGGCGGCTTAAGGGCCGCCATGAAAGCGGCAGAGATGTCCTGGTTGGTATGCAAGTGGACGTGCTGATGCAGCGCATCCGGGGTCTTGTTCTTTTCCAGATTAGCGTACTTGTCCAGTGTGATCCCCAGCGCCAGCACAGCGTCCTTTGCGCTCATCTCTGGCATCAGCTCCATGACTCGCTGCGCAGCACCGTCGATCACGGACTGCAGCTTCGCCTTCAAGTTTGTGTTGAAGTACGCATTGCGGAACTGCGAGTCCATATCGAGCGCCGATACCTTAATCTCATCCACGCTCCGTTCCGAGATGCCAAGCTGCATTGCAATCGCTCTTGAGTGCTGCCCTGTGATGAACAAGTCTAGCACCTTCTTCTGTATCTCGGGCGGGATGCCGGCAAGCGCCCCTTGACCGTTGACCTTCTCCATCACGACCCCAGGCACATGCTTCTCTATCTTCACTCCGCTCAAGCCGGCAAGCTGCCGTGCCCTGCTCTCTGGGGAGCGGTACACGGCGTTGCGCTTCTTGCGCTTGGGTGTCTCGCTCATTCTCGTTCGCTCATAAACGACAGGTCTTCCGCCGTGATCCCGGAGATGTCCCCGAAAGCTGACTCTCGGATGGCCTGGAGTTGCATGTAGTACTTGTCAGCCTTGAGCGCAATCTTGAGCTGAATATCAGCCTCAATTTCACGTTCCTTTTTCAAAATTTGAATTTCGGATTTCAATCTTGAAATCTCCTCTTCAGCCTGAAGCAGGAGGATCTCAGCGGCAATCGTGTGTTCTGGTGTCATTTTTGTTTAACGTACTCTATACCATGTTGCTCAAGCAGCGCATACAGCCGTAACGCCTCGCGCTTCCATGTCACCCGCTTGGGTGGCACCGTCATGCCGGCGAGTGCCTTCAGCTTGTCGAGCGTACCAGCACCAACGCCATGCACGCTTGCATGTGTAGTTGTGAGCGACCAGCGCAGATCCTGCATGTTGCTGATGTTCATTAGCTCGATGTACCGGGCCATCTTAAAGTCGAGGGGCGCAATGCCGCTACGAGTCTCGACGCGCCGTATCCACAGTTGTCGCGGGGTGATGCTCATCTCCCCTCCTTCAGATTCATCCTGTAGCACTCACTAAGCACAAGATCCGCATCGAGCAGGATCGTGCGGTCATTCGGAAATGCACTATCGTTGTCGTTAGTACGCAGCACCCGGTGCTTGAGTGCTTCGATCACTTCAGCGGCTTGCAGGCAGAAGTGCTTGTACTGCTTGAGCTGATTGCGAAGCTGGGTGATAGTCTCAGCCTGCTTGTTGTGCGCCTCTTGATACTGTCTTAATTGTATTTCTTCCATTTTGTATTTTGATTTACGTTCATCCGGCGGAGAGCCGTCCTTTCTTCGTAGCCGATGCCAATCAGCGCATCAACCATTTCTTCGGTTGGAGGCCACATTTCTTTACGAAATGTGCAAGGATGTGCGCAGAGCCACAGATCGAGGTCAGGCCAACGGTTCGGCACCGTCTTGTCCGCAAAGTAGTCCCACCACACGATCTGCGCCACAAACACCTGGAGCTTCACTGGTAACTCCATGATCCGGTTGCGCCACTCCCGCGGGTCCACCTTGCGCAGCCGCGCTACCCAGCCGTTCGATTGTCTCTGCCTGTTTCGTATTCTCATATTTTAGTCTGTTGTTTTCTTGTTGAAGCACATGGATCTTCTCCATGAGGTTGTCGATTAATTGTGCGCTCATTCCCGGTCGAGTGCGTAACCGATTGCGAATGCCAAGATACTCAGCAGTGCGATGATTAGTTGTAGTTTCGGTGGATTCTTCATGCGGTCAGCTTCACATTCGTCGCAGAACCAGTCTCCAAAGAAGTCTCGTACCATCTGCGCCCCACAGTCTTTGCAGACTCGTTTCACCGGCCTTTCCATTCCTCCATAGCTGAAGCTGCGAATAGTGCGCTGGCCCAAAATAAGATGAGCAATACTATGGCCTCCCATAGTTCCTCAGCGAAGTAAGCGATGGCAAGACCGTCAAAGACGGCCAGAGTGGCAAAGCCCCACAGGTAGGGTACGGCTTTGTTGGAGTTGTCAGGTTCAAGTTTCATATATGACTGGTAGTGTTTTACTTTATTCATTGTGGAATGTCGCGGTTTTCCCGTGAAAACGCAAGTTTGTGCTTACGCCACACGGGCCGTTTCGCTGGATGGGTATGCCAATCTCGCGGAACTCCGGGTCATCGGACAGCTTCACAACCATCACGGCTGTAGCGTCTTGACCGATTGCGCGGCTTTCGCGAGCTTTGCCCTGTTCATTTAGTTGCGTAATCGAGATGACTAAGCAACCTAATTCGATGCCAAGTAGGCGCAAGCTACGGCTGACCTCAGCCACCTCACGCTCGCGGCTGCTGTCCTTCCCGAGGTCGCACCTGACCAACTGGATGTAGTCCACGAACAGTACGCCTAGTCCGTCTGGGCTCTTCGCCAGAGCTCGGGCCGTGGCGCAGATGTTGGCGATGTCGTACAGGTCGTCGCGCACCACCAAACGGCTGCTATTGAGCTTCTGGATGGCACTATGGACGCCCCGGATGTCACGCTCGTTCTTGGCCCCTTCAGCGAGGGTGCGCAGGCTGACGCTGCCCAACCGGGCGACGAGTCGGTCGATGATCTG